AGATTGACAGAAAAGTCAGAGAAGTAATTAGCCAGATCAAACTTGCAGAAGCTGAAAAAGCTAATGCGCAAAGCAGAATAGATGATGCGGCTCCTCAAGTTTCTGTAGCTACTTAACAAAAAGCTACATCGTTGGAAAAAACCAATCCACACTGCAGGCTCTCTTGCGCTCTACTTAAATCTAGTATATAAATTAATTACTATACAATTATAAAACGAACATAGACGCGTATAGTCGACGGCCTAGAGACTATGTTCAGAAACTAGGAGGATATAATTATGGCTTCAACAACGTTTAACGGACCGGTACGTTCAGAAAAAGGTTTCCAAGTAGCAACTAAAAACACTACTACGGGAGCAGTAACAACTAGAATGAGTTCAGGTATGCCTGACTTAACTGGTTTATCGGTATCAGATGTAGCAACAGCTACTAGTATTACACTAGCAGCAGACACTATTTCTGTAATAAACTACACAGGTGCAGCAGCTGCAACTTGTACTTTACCTGCAGCAACGCAAGGTACAGTAGTCGTTTATTGTCAAGCAGTTGACACAACTGGTGGAACTAACACTCTAACTTTTGACGCAGCAGGGTCAGATGTTTGGGCAACTGGTTCAGTAATTGAATCAAGAGGTTCATCAGAGGCTACTTTTGATACTTCAGCAGCAGGTGAAACACAATTAGTTTTCACACCAGCAAACGCAGCAACTAACTTGCTGACTATTGGTGGACAGATTGCTTTCATTTGTTATGAAAAAGGTACATGGCACATTGCGTCATCATTAGCGAGAGAAACAACTCAAACTACTGGTGCATTTGCATTTGCGTCGTAATTAATAATAAACTCGGAGCGCCTGGTGATGCAGGCGCTCTTTAAAAGGAGGAAAACATGGCAGACACAGTATTAAATACAACTGTATTTGACGGATCAAAAAAACTTATCACTCACTATAATGTAGTTTCTGATAACTCTGGAAGCACAACTAAAATAGTTGATGTTTCTGAATTAAATACAAACAATGGTAAATCTTGCCAAAAGGTAAGACTTAATAAAGTTAGTTGTAACGTTTCAGTAACAGCACCAGTAGATGCTTTACGTATGGAATGGGATAATTCAGGAACTAATGTTGTTTTTCAAATGTTAAACGGTGAAATGTCATATGACTATTCATCTTTTGGCGGATTAAAAAATGATGAAGCTAGTGGATTTACTGGAGACGTTAACATAACATTACCTGCTTGCACAGCAGGAGATGGTGGAACAGTCGTTTGTGAATGGATTAAAGTCTACGAATCGTAGGAGTTTAAATGGCTAATACTACTTCGGGAACACATACGTTTGATAAAACTTTTTCTATTGAGGAGATAATAGAGGATGCTTTTGAGCGTATAGGATTAAATTCTGTAGCAGGTTATCAACTTAAATCTGCAAGGCGATCTCTTAATATCTTATTTCAAGAATGGGGAAACAGAGGTATTCACTATTGGGAGATAGATGAACTTGATTTAGATTTAATAGAAGGCCAAGCTGAGTATGATTTTTTTAGAGCTAGCGGCGATGGCACGAGTGCTACTTCAACACCAAACGGTGTATATGGAATATCCGATGTTCTTGAAGCACAGTTAAGATCAAATAGAACTCAAACAACACAATCTGATTCACCTATGACAAAGGTAGATAGATCTACTTATGCAGGTTTCTCAAACAAATTATCTAAAGGTACACCTAATCAATATTGGGTAGAAAGATTTATTGATAAAGTTAGAGTGCATGTTTATCCAACACCGGACTCTACAAATGCATCTAAAGATATGCATTTCTATTACATAAAAAGAATACAAGATGTTGGCGATTATACAAATGCAACAGACGTTCCATTTAGATTTGTTCCTTGCATGGTGTCAGGATTAGCATTTTACCTAGCTCAAAAATATCAACCACAAATGGTTCAAGCTATGAAATTATATTACGAGGATGAATTAGCAAGAGCACTCGCGGAGGATGGGTCAGCTTCTAGCACGTACATTACACCTAAAGCTTACTACCCAGGAGCATAATGGCAAAGTATGCAACAGGTAAACATGCAAAAGCAATATCAGATAGATCTGGTGTTGAATTTCCATATAGAGAAATGGTTAGAGAATGGAATGGGTCGTTTGTGCATGTTTCTGAATTTGAACCAAAGCAACCACAATTAGAACCAAAACCAATTTCTGCAGATGGTATTGCATTAAGAAATGTTAGAAGTGATAGAACAGAAAATGCTGTTCCATATTCTTTACCAAAAAATGCATTTGAAACTCTTTCGTCCGGTTCAGGAATAATAAATGTAACAGCACCAGGACATGGTTTAACAAATGGCACAACATACAGATTTAGAGGTGCACCTTTGGCTGTAACCGCATCTGGTGGTACTTTTCAATTTGCAAATCCAGCAGATTTTGATGGAATTTCAGGATCTAATGTTGCTAAATCAGCTGGATATTCAATAACAACAGGTATATATAGAGATGGTGCAAGAGTTAGCACAGATTATGCTGTTGCTAATTTTTTCTTTTTTACAGTTGACACAAATACTGCTACAATTGGTGGTATAAAAGGAGGAGGAACTGGTTGCTCAGTAGGACCAGTTACGTTAAGCGCATGATTAAATTTATTAAAAAATGGGTTTGTAAAATATTTCATATTAAACAATGTACATGTCCAGAAGAAATGGACCCACATGAAGAATTAATGTTACATGTACCCGAGCCAGAAATACCAGTTTATAATCGTAAGTTAGAAAAAATAAATAGAAAACATAAAGGAAAATAATGGCTGGATTAAGTGCATCAGGACTAAAAACACAAATAAGAAGTTATACTGAAACAGATTCAAATGTTTTATCAGATTCTGTTTTAGAAAATATAATTCTCAACGCACAATACAGAATCTTCAGAGATGTCCCTATTGATGCTGATAGAAAACAACAGATAGGTAATTTAGTTACTGGTCAAGAATCTATAAATGCTCCAGCAGGAGCAGTGTTTATAAGAGGCATACAAGTTTACGATTCAACGTCAGAAACAACTGGTGCAAATGTTTGGTTAGAGAAAAAAGATGTTACATACTTACAAGAATATATTTCATCAACAGCATCGGCAAAAAGAGGTCAACCTAAGTATTATGCTATGTTTGGTGGTGCTACAGGTGAATCAGACACTACATCTGGTAGAATGATGTTTGCTCCTGTGCCGGATACTACATACAAATTTAGGGTGCATTTTAATGCTGCACCAGCATTATTAGAGAATGACGATACCAATTATATCAGTCTTAACTTTCCAAATGGCCTATTATATTGCTGTCTATCAGAGGCATACGGATTTTTAAAAGGTCCGATAGATATGTTGACTTTATATGAAAATAAATATAAACAAGAGGTACAAAAGTTTGCTAATGAGCAAGTTGGTAGAAGACGAAGAGATGACTATACTGATGGCGCTGTTCGTATACCGATTACCTCAGCAAACCCATAGGAGATAGGACATGGCAATAACATCGGCAGTTTGTACAAGTTTTAAAGTAGAACTTTTAAAAGGAGTTCACGATTTTACAGCAACAACAGGAAACACATTTAAAATAGCATTATACACAAGCTCAGCGACTTTAGGAGCTTCAACAACAGCTTTCACTACATCAAATGAAATAACAAATTCATCTGGTACTGCATACACTTCGGGTGGTGCAACATTAACAAGTGTAACTCCAGTGGCTTCAAGTACAACTGCAGTTTGTGATTTTTCTGATGTTAGTTATACAGATGCATCATTCACAGCAAATGGTGCGATGATATATAATGATTCAGCATCAGGTGATCCTGCATGTGCTATCATCGCATTTGGTAGTGATAAAACTGTATCAAGTGGAACTTTTACAATTCAATTCCCAACAGCGGACGCTACTAACGCGATAATACGACTAGCATAAGGAGGTCTTCCTTATGGCCAATACCTGGAACCAAGACAGCACAACCTGGAACACGGGACGTTGGGGCACAACTGACGCTATAACAAGTGGTTGGGGTGCTG